GCGGGCGGCACTTCGCAGTGGGAATGCAGACGATGAAGACTCTTGACATTCGGGTCGCCTTCAGTGCTGTTGACAGGCTGACCCGGCCAGCCGAAAACGCCCGCCGCCTGATGGGACAGCTTGGTGACTCCATCCAGCGAACGCAGGGGGCGATCAAAAATCTCGAGCGTCAGGCGCGTTCATTTGAGCGCGCCCGCGATGCTGTCAGTAAAGCGGATGCTGGCATCGTGAAAGCACGACGCCAGCTTAACGCCCTTCATCAGTTACAACGCACGGGTACGGTGCTCAGCGAAAAACAACAAAAGCTGATGCAGCAGTTAAGCACCCGGCTTGAACGCCTGAATGAATCGCGCACACGGGAAATTCAGAAAATGCGGGAGCTTGGCGGAGAGCTTAAACGCCACGGTATTTCCCTGACAGGCAGCGATAACACCATCCAGCAGGCCATCAGACGCACCGAACAGTACAACAACCAGCTTGAACTCGAACGACAGGCGCTTGCGCGTGTAACGCGGGCGCGTGAGCAGTATTCACGCGCGCAGGAAACAGCGGGAAAACTGAAAACGGGTGGTGCGCTGGCAACTGGTGCGGCAGCGGCTGGCGGCTATGCTGCCGGGCGTTTTTTGCAGCCCGCTATCGGATTCGGGAAAGAGATGTCCCGTGTGCAGGCGCTGACGCGAATTGACCAGAACAGCCCGCAGTTTAAGGCGCTGCGTGAGCAGGCGCTAAAGCTCGGCTCTGAAACGCAGTTTACTGCGAGTGATGCCGCCAGTGGGCAGGCATTTCTTGCTATGGCTGGCTTCACACCAGAAGCCATTCAGGCTGCGCTTCCCGGCGTGCTGAGCATGGCAACGGCTGGCGGTATGGACCTTGGTGAGACGGCGGATATTGGCTCAAATATCCTGACGCAGTTCGGCCTCTCTGCTGACCAGATGGATCGGGTCGGCGACACACTTACTGCGGCGTTTACCCGTACTAACACCGACCTTCGCGCGCTGGGCGAAACCATGAAATATGCAGGTCCGGTGGCGGGTAAGCTGGGAATATCGCTGGAGCAGGCCGCAGCGATGGCGGGCGTGCTGGCGAATATGGGTATCAGAGGGAGTGATGCCGGGACGGCAATGCGTGCCAGCTTTGCTCGTCTGGCATCACCGCCAAAGGCGGCGGCAGAGGCGCTGAAAGAGCTTGGTGTGGCTGTCTCTGATGCGAACGGCAAAATGCGCCCGATGGAGGATGTGCTGGTCGACCTTTATAAAGCCACCCGCAAATACGGGGAAGTTGACCGGGTATCGTTCTTTAAGGACATAGCCGGAGAAGAGGCCTTCACGTCATTTATGGCCCTCGTTGATGCGGCAGGTGACGGTTCTCTGCCCAAACTGAGAAAAGAACTTGAAGGCGCACGCGGTGAGGCTGAACGCACGGCAAAGGTTATGGCCAATAACCTTGATGGCGACCTGAAATCACTCGGCAGTGCATGGGAGGGGCTGCGTATCCGCATTGCGGATCTGATTGACGGTCCGCTGCGCTCTGTCACGCAGTGGCTCACCCGGGTGGTCTCAAAGGTGACGGAGCTGGCGCAGGCCCATCCGGCACTGACGCGCCAGCTACTGATTGCAGGCGGTGCGCTGCTGGCAATGACTGCAACGGTTGGCTCGTTGTCACTGGCTCTTGGGGTGCTTGCTGGCCCGCTGGCAAAACTGCGTCTTGGTTTTTCCCTCCTGACCGGATCAATGAATGCTGTCAGGGTCCTGCCAGCGCTGTGGGGAATGGTGGCGGGTTCCGTCTCTTTACTGGGAGGTGCTATCGGGGCGTTGTTCAGCCCGGTCGGTCTTATCGTAGCTGCGCTTGCCGGAGCTGCCGTTCTCATCTGGAAATACTGGGACCCAATCAGGGCATTTTTTGCCGGGGTGTTCAGCGGGATTATGGAGCGGCTGGCCCCGTTACGCGAAACCTTTGAACGGTTTGGCCCTGTTTTCGAACTGGTTCGTGATGGCGTGATTCAGGTCTTTAACTGGTTTACATCGCTGCTGTCACCGATGGAATCCAGCAAGGAAACGCTGGATAAATGCACCAGTGCTGGCGAGGTGTTCGGCAACGTTCTTGGCGGTGCGTTACAGCTTGTCCTGACGCCTGCAAAAATGCTGCTGGATACGCTGGCATGGATACTGGAAAAACTTGGCGTCCTTCCAGATGAAGCGGAAAGGGCGAGAAAGAAAATCGAAGACGCGCAGCGTGCGGCCATTCTTCAGGACAAGGTTGCTTTGCTTCAGGGGGACCTGGCAAAAATCAATCCACCGAAGTCTGCGGAAACAGGGACCGGAGGCGATAAGCCTAAAGACAACAAGCCGCTCACGGACAACAACACTGGCACGCTGCGCAGGCTCAGCAAAATTGCAGATAACACAGGCAAGCTGGTTGATGAGACGAAAAAGCGTATCGGCCCCGGTGATATTGTCTTTAAGAACCTGCCCCGTGCGCTTGCTGTTCGTGGGGAGTGGCAGGAGCGAAAGGTTGCGCAGAGCAACAAGGCTCTTCCTGCAATCAATATCACTCCCGCGCCCCCGGCTCCGTTATCTCCGGCGCTGCCCCCTGTTGTTGCAGCAAGCTCCCGTCCGGTCGTGGAGGCCGCACGTGCGCCAGTTGCGCCCGTTTCCGCATCTTCCCGCAGCCGGGAGGCTGCGATCCCCGGATTTGGTGGTGAAATTCATGTCCATCTGCATAACGTTGTTACGCAGAATCCTCGCGAACTGGCGAAACTGGTCGGTGAAATGGTCAGGGCAGAAATGGAACGGCGTGCCCGTGCCGGGCGTGGCAGTTTTTACGATAAAGATTGAGGAGTCATGGCCATGATGATGATCTACGGCATGTTTGTTTTTGAGCTGCGCACGTTGCCGCATCAGCAGTTACAGCAAAACAAAAGCTGGCGACATGTGAAAAACGAGCGCGTTAACCGTTCAGCAAGCTGGCAGTATATCGGTGCAGGTGATGATCGCATCGTTCTTTCTGGCGTGCTTTATCCTGAGATTACAGGCGGCGAAGTGTCGCTGTCGCTGCTGACCACGCAGGCGTATGCGGGACGCCCGTGGCCTCTGATTGATGGCGTCGGGCAGATTTACGGCATGTATGTTCTGACCGAAACGAGCACGACCCGCTCTGAACTGGATCGCTACGGGAAAGCGAAAAAGATAGAGTTTTCCCTGACCCTTGAACGCTGTGATGAGGATTTGCGGGAACGCCTGCAATCCTCATCGTTCAGCGATATGCTGTCAGGCTTCAAAGATAAGGTGACATCATCCCTTAACAGCGCGACCAGTTCGATTAAAGGGCTGTTCTGAGCTGCTCTGATTTAACGAAAAAACCGCTAATAAATATATTGGCGGTTTTGCTCCTTAAATCACCTTACTTTTACACTAATTCTGGCCACTCTATATCAGGGGCATTTTCTGGCTGAACGCGGTTAAGTAATACCCGATATTTTTTCCATTTTGTCAGACTTAATTTCTCTTCTTCTGTAGCCATATCCAAATCGACAGCATCCTGCAGAGTGGCAATAATTTCACCTGCATATGCAATCTGCTCTTTCTTCCGGGACTCTGCTGCCCTGACAAGCGCATCACGTTCTGCGCTCTCATCGTCCACCCACGCATTCCCGTTCCATTTCTGATAGTTGCCGGTCGGGGAAATTGTTGTTACATCAGATGGTAATGCGCCAAGTTCAGAAATATAAATGGCTGCTCCTGTTTTTGTTTCATAGACAGTCTTTCCGCGATGGTCTTCCATCAGTTCCCATTTCATTTCATCTGCATTGAAAACGGCGGCAAAACCCGCTGGAATATCAGGAGGCGCAATATCTGTGCTGTTTGCAGGCAGACCTGTATGCGGTGGAATATATGCGTCACCTTCTCCAATAAATTCATTTTTACCATCGAGATAATTAAATACGCGAATGGTTTGTGCTTCAGCACTCATTCTGAAAGTCATTTTCACCTCTAATCAGAGAAAGAATTATTGTTTATGTGGGGTATGGGAATGAGCACCAATGGTGATATTCCTTCCGTGGCTGTGTGCGCCAATGGCAATATTACCTACGGATTTTACCGGATTAATCTGATGCATATGTGCCCCCGGGCGAGAACGATTATTAGTCAGCACGTCATCAACCTGATGTTCAGGATTAATGCATACCTGCCCTGACCGTAAGCAATACGTCCGATAATCTCCGAGTCCAATATATTTAATATCCGCATAACGACAGGCAGGAGTACCCGGGCAGTATGCGCATGTATTAAATACTTCTAACTGGCGGGAGTGTGCGTATTCCCAGTTAATTGCTTCTGTTTTTTTACTAAAGTTATCCCATGCCTGCTTCATCTGCCGGGCAACACTTTCAAACGGCACCTGACCACATCCGGCCCCCATTGCAGGGAATACCACCGTCTTTATTTTCCTGTCTGTCGTTGCATTTTTATTGTGCTGAAAGATGGCAAGTAAAGCAGCCCACGTGGCGTTATATACAGCGTCTGTTCCGTCAATGGTCAGCGGAACGCGCATTGTCGGCGCATGTACCAGCCAGGGATGGTTGTTATCCCCCGTTTCAATAACAAATGCAGTGCCTACAGACTGCTCACCAAGATATTCACGAAGAATATGATTCTGAACACGTGTCTGTAACTGAGTACCAAAGAATGCAGTAATGGCAGCGTCAACGCCGCCATCCATTAGCCCGAAACTGTTTGCCGCACTGACCATGCAGTCAAATTCCGGGATTGCTTCAAATGTTTTTTCTACAACATCCACATTATCTGCATTTGCGAATGCCCGCTTAAATGCTTCAGCCATTTCAGGTACTGGTGCTGAAAGAATTAAATTAATCATGCAAGCCTCACAATATAGTTATATGCAATGTTTTTTACGGTGTTTTCCGCATTACCAGTAGCGTTAACCGTGATGGTATGTCCGTGCGCACCCAATGCCACAGTGTGTGCATGGGCACCAATGCCAACCGTGTGATTATGCTGACCAATATCAACAGTATGGGCGTGCGCTCCGGCAGAGCTTGACACCTGGTTGGTTCCTGATACCTGTACGCGTTGTTTACCACCAACAGAGTCACCACCATAGCGACCACCGACAGTGTGCGTATGTGCTCCCGTATTGTTTGTCGTTTTTGTGCCGTGGTTAAACGTGCTGACCGTTTTTGTCCCGTAATCAAACGAACTGGTTGTTTTCGTCCCTAAATCCGTACTGGATGCACTGGCACTGTGGGTATGTGATTTAATTCCGTCCTGTTCCTGTGATAATACGGCGCGACCACTGGCGGGTTTGCCCTTGATTGTCCAGCCGCGCATATCTGGAATCACCCCTGACGGATAAGCTACTGCAAGCAGGGGATAGGCTGCTTTATCAAAAGCCTGCCCCTGCATCAGGGCATAGCCTGTAGGTACTGAATCAGAAGGCCACGGGATTGGAGCACCTACCGGAAATGAATCCTGCGGTGTCCATGGTGTCCAGCCACCCGTTGAATACTGGCTGCGGGTATAGCTTCTTGATGTGTTATAGACATAGTAAATTTGTGTTATTCCGGCATTTCTAAGCACAACCAGAGTACCTGCAAGATTCTCCGGGTATTTCAGCGATGCGCTTGTATTCGCATTCAGTGGCTGATGGTACAGTCCCGGCGTTTTGTAATTATCCAGATTCTGGTTTGCACCAATCCCAATACTCTGACCGTTAAAAATATCCTGCGATGTAATATTGACATCATTGGTCAGCGGTTTGCCATTGACCTTACGCTCACCAGGAACGCGCCCGTTTGCATTGTCATTCGCGGCTTTAACCGCTTTTGGAGTCGCGGCAAGTGTTTCAGAATCGCTGTTAGTGGCGCTGCTTAACTGAACAATCCCTTTTCGTGCCGTGGTGGCGTCCTGTGCAGTGTATTTGCCATTAGCAAGGTCATATGCTGTCTTAACCGCCTTTGGCGTTGCTGCGAGCGTCTCAGATTCGCTGTTGATGGCACTACTTAGCTGAACAAGACCTTTTCGCCCCGTGCTGGCGTCCTGTGCAGTATATTTCCCGTTAGCAAGGTCATAGGCGTCCTTTACCGCTTTCGGCGTTGCCGCAAGCGTTTCAGAATCACTGTTGGTGGCGCTACTGAGCTGGACAAGGCCTTTTTGCGCTGTGGTGGCGTCCTGTGCAGTATATTTCCCGTTAGCAAGGTCATATGCAGCCTTTACCGCTTTCGGCGTTGCGGCCAGTGCTTCAGACGNGNNGAAGACCGTTATCCTTAATGAAGGCGATTTTGTTGTGTTCTATCCGGGTGAAGTTCACAAGCCGTTGTGTGCGGTAGGCGCGCCAGCGAGGGTTCGCAAAGCCGTTGTGAAAATGCTGATGGCGTGATGACCTTTCGCCGTAAATAACTCCAGGTTTACGGCGAACTGCGTGAAAAGAGCGTTTTCTGATATTTTTTTGCTAGATAAAGTCGTAACAATCGGACGTTCTCACTAACTCAAGGAGCGCGTCATGGGAAGTTTCAATACCTCAGTTTCGAATAATTATCCTGGTATACTAAATGCCGATAATCTCCTCCTGAATAAAAAAGACTTAAATACCTTACAGACAGGAATTAATCATCTTGCCAGTATTGCTGGAGGACAAAATAACACTGGAAATATTCGCTCACCCAAAGCTTTTTTAGAGTTTCTGGTATGGGTATTTACGTTGGGGCATGTGAATTTTAACGAAATCCGCCACGAGGCGGGGAAAAAAATGATGGCGAATGTAACTGCTACTAATCATTTTAAAGATGATAATGGTGATGAAATAATGCAGTTTTACACGATAAATTCAGAGGGGAATGGGAGTGGTTTATCAGAGGTAATTATAGAAATTAAATTTGATGCGTCTTCTTATGATGGGATCCCGCGAGGGCATACTGCTATTATACATCAACAACCTGACGGTTCGAGTATTCGTTATGAGGGAAACTCGTTCGAAAGAAAAGATAATAGCTCGTTGCTCCTGATAGCTAACAAAGTTTTTGAGTATTATCAGCGTGATATTAATAATCAAACAGCGATAGAGATAAACAACCTCAATAAAAATGGTAAAGATGAGGTTATTTATAAAGAAATAGCGGATAATATATTAAATAGAATGTCACCACAAATAGAGTGCGGACATTTGTTAGTAATACCTTATCTGAATGATGAAATTCTTCCTCACTTACTGAATGAAAAAGACGGTATACTTAAAAAAATTAATGATATTGAATATCATGGTATCTCAGAGGGAACCAGCAAAGAAGAAATAAATGATGAAATTAATCGTGTCAAAATTACTCTCTCTCATATACTTATCGATTACTTAGACAATGCGAAAGTTGACCTCTCTCCGGTCCTGATATCGATGTTAGAAGATTTTTCAGATTTGCCATATATTAATGACGTAAAAATACTGGAGTGGTGTTTTAATAAAAGTCTGAAATACATGAATGATGAATCAAAAATAAAATATGCATGCGAAATGGTTAATAAAATTGATTGTGGTCGTGAGCAGCCTAAAATAGCTGGGTTATTGCTTTCAATTCTAAGTAAGGATGCGTATAGAAATAATGAATCAATACATGATCTTATTTGGGGTGAAGTCATTAAGAATATTGATGTTTTTGAGTTAAGTTCTCAAGAGAAATTTAATTTAATACAAGTTTATTTTAATAATGCTAAGTCACNGNGTTGCGCCAGCACCTGCTGCATATCCTGTACCCCGGTGCTGATGATATTCAGGGTGTCGACGGTACTTTTCAGGGCGCTGGCCTGCGCTTCGTTTCTGGCGTTCTCCCGGCCCAGCGACCACGACAGACGCATGGATGTTCCCCATGCGGCAATCAGAAGGAAAGCGACACCCAGCGTGGGCCAGAGCTTCATGCCGGATAGGCTCCGTGTGGTAACTGAAAATGCGGTCCGTCTTTCAGGGTCTTCCAGTCGCCGCCCCATTCCACCGGAATATTCAGTTCCCGGCTGGCCTGTCTGAATGCTGCTGCGATTTTTTCGTACAGCGGCCATTCCCATGACACCTGGCTGCCGATATAAGCCACAACATCCACGGCATGCCCCGTAAGGTGGCGGCTGTTCATGGTCTGGCTCTTACCCGTGGCCACAAGTTGCTTCTGGCGGTAACGGCTGCGCAATCCTTCGGTGATACCAAAATCCACTTCCGAGATTTCCAGTGCCCGTCGGGTCACTTTCACCAGATCAGGATTTACACCCTGCAAATTCTTTTCGCTCCGGCTGCTGAATTTAAATGTGTTGCTCATTCGTCCTTCTCCTTCACCCTGCGATTAAAGGCCGCAATAACCTTGTCGCGTGCTTTCTCTGCACCCATAAAACCGATTGATGCGCCGATAAACGTCACGGCATCTTCAGGAAACCCGAAGAAGCGCAACGACCCGGCCACGGCCATGGCAAGAACGCCGCACGCCAGCGATCCCGTTACGGTCTGAACCAGTGTTCGTCCGTCATAAAGACTCATCAGCGCGGAAATGCTGACCGCCGCGCCTACTGCATACACCGTTGGCAGGTGGTCAAAGAGCCACGCAATAATCTGCTCTGTGATCCCTGTTTGAATGGTGCTCACTGCTACTTCCCCCACAACTGAATCATTTCTCGTTTCTTCTTCTCCGGCTCCGGCATTTCCACTTCCTGCCCGGCTTCCAGAAACACCTGTCGGCAGAGTCCGGGGTTGGCATCCAGCACCTTTTCGGTGACGCCCTGCGTCGTGCCGTAGTGCCGGAAACAGAGTGAATCCACGGTGTCGCCTGCCAGTGCCTGCACTTTCATCAGCACAACTCCGCAAACAGTCGTGGCCGTCCCAGAATGTCAGAGATGGCCCAGCTCACATCGCGCCATAAGTCTGCGGTCTGCGCGTCCAGTGCATCTGCCCGGCGCTCGCCCTTATCCGTTGTGTCCGCATCGCGGTAACGCTCCAGAATCAGGGCACGGGTGGCGGTGTAAACCGCATTGCGCCAGTGCCAGAGATTGACGCTTTCTCCGTTAATTAATGGCGCCGGGACATCGGCCAGCGTTTCGTGTCCGGCTGCCTGCTGTTCCTGCTGCCACGCTTCCAGCTCACGGGTAACGTGGGCCACCGCCCCGGTGGCGGTATGCAGCAGGCGGGAGGTGGTCACGCGGCCCGGCAGTCGTACCGCCAGACGCAGCTCACGCAGCACAATATCCGGCCAGAATGCCCCCGCAGAAATACGGGTATCGCCATCATCGGTATCAGAGATGTCATCCTCTGCGGGGCGGGTTTCGGTTCTGGCAACCATACTCATGGGGTTCACTCCTGAAAAAATCGGGCGGTGGGTGCGCGGTGTAAACGGTCACGGAGTCAAACCGGAACACCGCGCACGCCGCCCGCTGACGGGGTCAGTCGTTAACCGCGCTTCGCCTTCTGCGTCGCGGTGGTTTTTCGTGTTGCAGGCTTCCGCGTTGTCTTTTTACTTTTGCTGCTTTCGTCCTGCGTCTGCGGTGTGCTGGCATCTTCTGGTGCGGCTGCGGAATCAGCTTTTTTCAGGGCGCGGGAAAGGGTTGCAATCTCGCGTTTCACACCTGCGTTCGGGTTCAGGTGCATCGCTTCGCGCAGCAGCTTCAGTGATGAGGCCATGCTGTCCGCATCGCTCAGGCCACGGCGGGCAAAGGCGCACGCCTTGCATAATTTGGCGCGCACTTCGTCCGGCATATCCTGGTTGGCGACAATTTCCCAAAGTGTGTCCAGTGGTTCGATAAAGGTGGACAAATCCGCGTCGGCATCCGTCCCGGCCTGCGTCAATACCGGGTTGCAGATTTCTTCGGTCAGTACCGTGGCAGCAGTACGGCCAAAGTTATCCGGCATGATGAGGTTGTGACGGACCACATACGCACCAATACGCAGCGCAAGCGGAAGATCGCCGCAGTCAATCGCCCACACCATCAGCGTGGCAATCACTTCATCCTGCTGCCCGCCGTCAGCCTCCAGCGTTCCCTCAATCCAAGCCGGAAAAGTCCGGCAACAACTCTTTTTTGATGGCGGCTTTCGCGCTTCTGGCCTGTACGCCCTTAAGCCGGGCCTGTGCCAGACGCAGACGATACAGCACCTCTTCATGCGCGGTACGCGCGGCGTGGTCCACGCCTTCATTCGCCCGGCCTGCGCGCTGTGCCATCACGTTCTGCCAGTGTTGCTGTGCAGGAGTAATCATTTTTTCTCTCCGTTACAGGCGGGCATGATGCCCGCCGTGAGTTGATTAGCTGTCGGCGAACTTCAGGCCAGTGACCATCGCGCACTTGCCATAGTCTTCAACGACATAAGCGTCATTGATGGACTGGTAGGTGGCGATGCGGTTGTATTCCGGTTCGTCTTTCATCAGACGACGCATTGAACCTTTCTGCCAGTAAATCGACAGGTTGTTGAACGAGGTGATCAGCATCGTTGAATCCGGGAAGAATGGCGCAAGGAACACGCCCAGCCCGCCAATGGTGCGCGATGACAGAATGAGCTGCCCGGCGAGTAATTCCGCATTGGGATTCTGGCCGCTGATGCTGTTCAGCACGGGCAGACGCAGCGAGTTAAACAGGTTGCGCCCCATAATCACCACGAGGTCGTCAGCTTCCTTGTGCCATTCATCCAGCAGGGATGAGCGCGCGTCCTGTACCAGAGCATCAGCGTTCGCATACTTACCCGCGTGCGCCACGGTGTTGTCCATGTTACGGGAGGTCAGCGTCACGTCATTCATAACGCGTTCGCTGGCGTCGGTTCTGATGTGCTCCAGCCACCCCACGTTAACGTCCTGAAGCAACTTGTTGGTGCTGAAGTTGGACTCATCCGCGTGAGACGTGCC